TATTCGCGTAAATCATCATTAACTCGCCCTCGGACGGTAGCCACCACTTGCCAGCAGTTAGTCCTTTGCCATTTGCATTTACGCGGCTGTATGCTGCGCAAAAGCCGGGTGCGTATGCAGGGTCGTTACATTCGTCGTGCGTAATTTGCGCTGCGGTATTCGCCTTACCGCTCCAGTCGTCAAATGCTACCAGTCGGTCGGTAGTAGTCTTTCCGCCTGCGTTTATCGCCGCGCTGCTCCATAACAGCCCCGTACTTGGTGCTTCGGTCGGTGCGACTACTAAGATTTTGCCGCCCTCGACAATTACCACGCCCTCGGCTATTTCGCCGCTGTTTTGGTAGCTCGTCCACTTGTCCGGCTTTACCATTCGCGGATAATCGTCACTGTTAAGGTGGAACATAATAAATACTCCGTCGTTAATGCTGTTAAGGTTGATACCGTCCAGCAAAGCGGCTTTGAGGTCTGCCAAACTAATTTTGGTAATGCCGCCGTTAGCGTCGGTTAGCGGTATAGTTTGCGACGTTGTTACGGTTGTTACGGTCGTAACCGCTGAAAAAGTTTTTGTTTTCTTTGTTGCCATAATCTTTAACTTTATGCTATGCTAAATTTTCTACCAATCATTATCACGGAAAGCTCCTATGATAAGGCCCCTACCTAATATATCCGTATCGGGCGCAGGTGTCATAAATCCGGATAGATTAACCACTTCTGCCACTTCTCCGCCGTCCCAGCTGCGCAGTATTCCGTTAGCGAAGATTTTAACGTTATTATGGTTGTTGTTCCCGTTTACAACTAATGCGCGTTGCGTAACATCCATTACAAGCTCGTAGTTATATACAGTGCTGTTATTATGGTTAAATACGACAATATCCACCGGAAAGCCTGCGTAGTCGTTATTTGTACCGAATAACGGCAGTTGGTAATATACCACGCCCTGCGCACTGGTTTTGCTCGTAAATGCAACATAAACGCCGCTTTTGTACGCTCCTTTGGTGTAATAATATCCGTAACTGCCTTTTACCTCCAGTATGTTACGCTGGGACGCTCCAAACGTACCCCTGCACCATAAATCGGAAGTGTAAAAACGGTAGCTTCTATCGTCCGTATGATTGTAGCCTTGGTGGTACATATCGCCAGAAAACCATAGTCTGCCGTCTGTACCAAACGTAATATTGCCTACTACCTTGCCGTTGCTGTCTACGCAGTTCAAAGTCTTAAAACTTCCCGTTACGCCTTTCAGCTTGCCGGATATTGTTACGTTCTCGAATGTGCCGGTATTGCATATTACGTTACCGTCCTTTATCATTACCACCGTATTACCGCTGCTGTCTGTCATTTCCAAAGCCTCAACGCCTAAATTTTTAATAAGCGCGTAGGTAGCCAGCAGGATATTAGCGGCTACTATTTCGATTTTGTCCGATAGCTGCCAGTAGTGATTATTTACGTCGGCTGTACTTCCCGGGTAATTATCTGCCGTCTTGGTGTGCGCCTTAACGCAGCTGTAGTAGTTGTCGTTATAAATAACTACGTCTTTCCACTGTTGCGCTGTCGCTCCCGCTTGGAAAGCATAACCCACCGCGCGGTCTTTCCACATCTGCGGCCCCCGCAAAGCGGCCCCCTGCTCTCCTTTGTCGCCGGGGTCGCCTTTACGTATAAACTTTACTACTTGCGTTCTTGTCGTACTCATAATTAATTAACGCTTGTAATCGTTACCGATACATCGCCGCCGGCCTGCATACAGTGCGCACGGGTTACAATTTGGCTTGCTTTCGGGGTGTCTCTGTCGCTGTTGAGGTAAACGCCCGCCGCGTCTTTCAGTACGAAATAAAACTGCGTGTCTAACGCTTTCGTACCCGTTCCTCTTGTTACCACCTGCGGCGTGTAGGTTACTTCGCCGTTACCGCTGGTATCTTCGGTTATCGCCTCATCTTCCGGGCTTGGGTGCGGGTCTATATCGTAAGGGTCGGAAGCGTCCATAACGCTCTGTATATCCGTGCCTATTTCCGTACCTGCACGCAGGACGTGTACGCGGTACTCACCATAGGTGTTAATATCCGCGCCGTTTACGGTAAGCGTCTGCGAAGTCACCCCGGTAATAGTCGCCCAGCCAGTAGCTTCCATTTTCTCCCATACATAGGTTAAATCTTTGCTAAGGGCCTGGCCGCTTTGGTATGCCATAGCCTTTAATACACAGTTGCCGCCCTTTGTGGTAATAACAAAGTTTTTGGTATCGCCTGCCATTATGGTAACGCGGTAACTGCTTCCGGTAGCCTGCTGGATAGGGATAGTATAGCTGGCCTGGATTTGGTCGCTTTGCGTGCCGTAGGATATAGTAGCTACCATTTTGATAATGGCGGGCGCGTAGCCTGCCAAATCCGCAATGTTTTTAAGGATTTGCAGCCCGTAGTACAACTGGTCGCCGCTTGGTGCTAAAGTCTTGAAATAGCCGGCAAAAGTTCCGGTAGATACTCCGCCGCTAAAGTTGATTTTTTCCCCGTTGAAATAGTATTCCATACTATCGGGGTCGGCTACGCCCTCAGCCACTCGGCTACTGGTGCAGACGAAATACAAAATCGGCTTTAGTACGGAAAAGTCCGGGTACACGTTGGTAACATCGTTTACCGTACCCTCATACTCTTGGTACAAATCACCCGTAGGCGACATAATAACCGCTGTATATGTGCCGGCCTTGCTAATAAATTTAATAGTCCGGCTGGTGCTTGCTACCCTCATACTGTTTCTGTGTTTTCAGTTGTTGTACTTTTCTCGCTTTCCTCCGCTGGTACTTCTTCGCCCTCAGTGGTCGTTTTGTCTGTAGCCTCGGTTTCCTCTGCTCCCTCTGCCGGTGTCTCCGGTTTTTCTACAACAAAGCGGCTATCTGTGGCTATTGGCAGTTCACGGCATACCGTGCCGTCCTGTTCCTGCCTTGCCTCGTGCGCCTGCAATGCGATACCGCCTATTTGCTCCAGTATCTGCGGCAGTTCTGTAAGCCTGCCGAAAGGCAGCATATCTGCCTGCCATAGCAGGTAATTACCGTCTTTTACTTTGTTTCTGTCTTTCTCCAAACGTAGATACTCCGCTACTTTTGGGTTTGCTTTAATATACCTTGCCATAATATCATAATGTGTTTTTAGTGTATAACCATAACCGCCCCGTCTGCGTCACACATAACCGCCCCGTCTGCGTCGATAAGCGCACCCACGTAGCCCCTATCTTTCACGTCCAAACCGATAACCGCGCCGTAGTTGTTATCCATTTTGGCTGTGGGTATCGTAGGCTCTTTGCCGTGCGCTACAAGTGAATAATTAAGGCTTCCGCTGGCTTTGTTCGTGGCTATGTACCACAGTGGCAGCAGTTCTTTTTCAAAGTCCGGCACATCTCCGTTAGTGGTACGTACGAAAGCCGTAGGACATACCGACAATATGCCGGCAGGCACGTTATAAGGCACACCCGTAAAATCAAATTCGTAAACCGGTATTCTGCGGATAAATACCGCTTCGGCCTGCGGGCTTGCGTCCGTCAAAGCCACGCTACCTGGCGCGCCGTCGGGGCTGTACTTGCAGCGGCAGCGCAGGTGCATTTCGCTACCCATTAAGCGGCGGTTAATTACTACCTTATTGCCGTTTACGGTAATATCGTAATCCATTACCGGGTCTGTTTCGGCTTCGTGCCATACGTTGGCCTCGTCCATTACCTCCCATACGAGCGCGTAGCGGTCATTTGGGCAAACCTTGTCGCCCAGCCATACGGTAGCCGTAACGGTCTGCGTGTCGGTGTCCGAAAGCGGGTTAAATATCGTTTGCTCGCCCGCGTCAAGTTCTACGCGCACGATGTCCGCGCTGCTGTCGCAGGTTATTTGGTACGTGCCTTGTATAATTAGTACCTGCCCGTTCCTGCTGTCTATGTACTCGGCGTAGAACTCCAGCGTAATAGGTACTTTCGGCTCTGCGTTGCGCTTTACCTTGATACGCCCGGTATCGCCGCCGTTTGTCGTAATCTCGTAGTTTGTGTTTTGCGCATCTATCAAAGTGCGCACACCGTTTATATTCTCGTACCAGCGCACGTTTGTAAGCAAATGATTAACGCTACCGGCGGTTAATATGTTGTCCTTATCCAGTATGGATATAACGGGCTGGATAATAAACGGCGTAATAGTGTAGTCCGGCGTATATTCCTGCGTGTCCGCGTTATAATTCTGCTTATCTGGTACGCTGCCCTCAACGGCAAAGGATATTTGCAGCTGTAGGGGCTTCCAGTTAAAATCAAATCTTCTCGTTTTCATATAACAAAGTCTATCTACTAATACTGAAAAATAGCGGTTTCGGTACCAGCCACGCCGCCCATACCGTCGCGCAGGGTAACTGTGGCTATGAATTTCAACGTACGTGGCACGTAGCCGTTAAAATCGCAATCTGCCGCCGTTAGGTCTATGGACTTGCCCGCGCCGCCTCTTTTTAGTGCCCACGCATTGTCTGACACTACGCGCTCGTTACCGTCCGCGTCCTCGCTGTACCTTGTCCACTGTACGTCTGCGTCCAGTATATCATCCGTAACGTCCATATTATAGATTTTGGCTATTATACGCAGCGTCAAATTAAAGCGGTCGGGGTCGAATAAATAGTCGGTATCCTCAAAAGCTACAGAAAAGTCGGGGTTTCCCTCCACCATAGCCCAGTCGGTATTATTCCACGCAGGGGCCGTGTTCGTGCCGGTCTTTGCACACCTCCACTTACAGCCCATATACCATACGTCCGAAATCTCGTAATTTCCGGTGGTAGGGTTAAGGGCTTCGCTATAATAAGCGGCGTTTGCGTTCCACGCTCCACGGTCTATAATCTCGCTAATCGGTTTGCCCTTGTAGTCTATGCGTATAACGTCCTGCACTATCAAGCCGCGGGCGTATATGTAGTCCTGCCCGTCGATAATAGGCAGTCCGGCATTTTTGAGGAAATCCGGCAGCGTGCCAAAAGTCGCTCCGTAGTTTGTGTCGTCCAGTATAGGTTTAGTTACTCCCGTTAGCCGCACTATCCGGCCCTCGGTGCTGGATAGGTAAATACAGCCCTGCCGTGTGGTGTCGGTTTGATTGCCCCAGCGGGCTATCTTCATAGCCTCGCACGGCGGGTAATTCTTGCCCGCCGGGGTCTCGTTATCCGGGTACAGCGTTACTTCTATGTAGTTGTTTGCGGTATTCACGCTGTTTACCCTCATCCAGCAGGTATAATAAATGCCGCTTCCGGCAGCCAGCGTGTTAATAATGCCTTTTATTACGTTGTTCGGGGCCTGCGCAGTAAAATACCCGTCCCACTTGCTGCGCAGGTGCAGGCCGTAGCAGTCGTTACCCAAATCGTCGATACGGTCTATAGTGTCGCTTTCGGTTAGCAGCTGGTCGCCCTCGATAGCGGAAAGCCGGTTAATAATAAGTTCCAAACATTCAAAATAACTTCTTATCCGCACGCTCTCAAATTCGGCGTTGCCGTCTTTGTCTACACCTGCGCCCTTTCCGGCGTACAATGATTTTACGAACTCGCCGTACTCCGCACCACCACCGAATACCGCCAGCCCCAGCACTTTTATAGCCTGTTCGAAAGTTATATTACCTTTGGCCACGTCGTCCACCAAACGCGATAAAAACAGCTCCCTAACCGGGCTATCCTCCGCCAAATCCTTGGCGACATCAGCGTAACCGGCTTTAACCTTTTCCGTTACCTGCACTATCTCGGTTTCACCCGTTTCGGGGTTTTCTATCTCGCGCAGCTGCGTTAGGTACTGGTAGCCGTTACTGTCTGTAGAAATTTCGTTTAGTGCGGATAAGTTAGGGTGGGTGTGCCCGTCTCCTCCGGTAGGCGTTCCACCGCCCGCGCCGCTCATTACTACCGTAGCGCTCGCGCCGTTGCCTATTCCCTGCTCCCGTAATCTATTGCTACGCGGGCGGGGTGTCCTTTGGTTTATAACCGCTGTGTATTTTTTGTCCATAGCCTTTACTTTTCTTCTATGCTTTCGTATTCATCCGGCCTAAATTCGCAGTACTCAGCGTCCGTGCAGTCGGTTATTACGTCCTGCGTGTCTGACATAAGCATAAAGCGTTTGCCCTCTTGGTTTTGCTCCGTATAGTAGTGCAGTCCGCCGTCTATAATTGCCTCTCCGGTTAGCGTGGTTTTTCGGTCTGCATACTGGCTGTAAATCGTGCCTATTAGCAGTTTTTCGGGGTGGTCGGTAACGCCTGCGCGTTTGAGCCTCTGCAACTGCTCGCCGTTACTCGTACGGTGGTAGATACCCTTTGCAGTAGGGCATACCAGCGAAGCAGTGCCGCATATAGTGTCTATGCTTATTTCCTCTTTAGCTGCCTTATTGATATATCCGCTATACTCCACGTCCTCCAGTTCTGCGTCGTCGAAAATCAAGTTATTATTTACCACGTTCACGGTAGGTGCCTTATACAAGCACCAGCGCAATAGTTTATAAATACCTTTTTTGTCCCACTGGCTTTCACTACTGCCGAAGTCGCAGTCATCCGCTTTTCGTCCGTAGTCATAACCTAAAATGCCCATCTGTATCTGCACCTCCAAATATCCGGCTGTCGGTGGGTACGGCATATACTCGCCGTCCTCCATTTTCTTAAAGCTGTCGTATATCTCAGCACCGATACGCCCGCCCTTGCCGTCCGGTCTACCTATGCAGTGCCGGTTTGCTTTCCAGCCTCTAATCCCCGCGTCCTCTTTCAAGTCATCCGGGTTATAATACTCCAGCCAACAATCGCCGCCAGGGTCTGCGCCTGCTACCCACTTACCCTTACTGTAGCCTAAATGCCCCTTTGTTGCGCCCGCCGCGGCCTCTTTGTTACTGTAGTGGTACAATGCCTTACCCGTAGCGTCATAAAGCGTTATACGGGCTGGAATAAAGACAAACGCGCTACAGACTTTTACCGTATTGTCGTTGCCGTCGTCGTTGTAACTCGTGCTGCCGGATAACGGGTTATACCTTGCGTCTATCAGTATTTCTTCCGCCACTCGTACTTTGTACTTCTTCGCGTTTGCCTCGTCCAGTTTCGGTAAGAAAACGCGATTAGTAGTTAGTATCTCACTGCCTCCGGTTAAAGCCCCGTGCGGTACGCTGCTATGTACTTTCCATTTAGGCCAGCCGGTATTTATACCGCCGTGCCCGCCAGTGCGGAAAGCGTAAGCCACGCCGGACGTTTCGGACGCACCACCAAGCAGCGGCAAAATATGGAAATACTGGCAACCACTGCCTATGCTCTTTAACCCGCTGCCGCTTCCCTTGTTGCTTATAAAAATCGTGAAGTCTATTAAATTGTAGTCCCAGCTACTGCCTTGTTTGTTGTCGGGGTTGTAATCCGGGTAATAACTGTAATAGTCGCCGTATTCGGGGTCGTACTTGCTGTCGCTTGTTAGGTTTACGTGTTCCACGTCATATTTGCCGCCGTACTCTATTTCTCCATTAAACACGTCTGCGGAACTATACGGGCTAAATGATACTACCACGTTATTTGCTACTCTATCCGTACCCATAGTCTGGCTGTCGCCGTCCCACTCTATAACGCGGCTGCTGCCTTTCGTGTATAGGCCGTTTAGGTCGTACATCCATACTTTTCCCTCTCTCTGTACTATCCTAATCGCCAAAGGCTGTAAAATACCCTCCAGTACCTCGTATAGCGTTGAGGCTTCGCCGTCCTCATCTACAAAATTTTCGCTGCGAATTGACAAACCGCCCCCGGCTATGTTCACGCCGTCGGCAAACTCCGTAGTAATGTGGCTTGTATCTATACCTCCATACAAAATGCCGCCTTTATCTAAGGCGTACTGTACGATACCGCGCAGCGTCTGTATTCCGGATAAATCGTATTTCATTCGGTCTAAAATACCGAAGTCGGAAAAAGTTAGGCTAACTTCGTAGCCGTTGAGCCTTTCGTACGGCTCTTCGTAAAATTCCGGGTCTATCGTGCCGCTCCAGTACAGCTCGCCATTACGGTAGACATCCAAACGAATACGGCCCACTTCGATAGTGTATAAATCTTCGTAGGTTCTGTCGCCGGGGCTAATTATCTTCAGCGTGGCCGTGCTTCCACAAATAACGGTTTCTTTGTCCTCGCGCCCATACTCGATAACCAGCGGGCTATCTGCCGGAAAGTCCAGCACGCCCACTGTGGTAAATGCGCTGTCTGCCTCCTGCATTATATCCGCGCGCCATATAATACCGCTGCGGCTCAAAAATTCGCCCCTATATCTTACGTACTTCATATACTAACTGCGTTTACTTAGGTTATTTTCTTTGTTCAGTATGCCTACCAGTGTACGGCCCTTAATCTCAAACTGCACCTTACTAAAATCAATACTGCCGGCTGGCTCTGCCAGCATACCGCGTAGCTTATCCAAAGGTGCTATTACTTCCGGATTACCACTGGCCCCGGCGTATTCTCCTACCATAGCCAAAGTAGGCCCAGAAACTACGCCACCATCAGCAAATTTTGGTAAAGACTTCATAGCCGCAATAATAGCAGCCACAGCAGCTAATCCCAAAGCAATACCGACAAATGGTATGCTTGAGTGTGCGGCCATAGCCCCCGACGCAGCGGCGGTTACGTTCGCTGTGGTTTCCGCGCTTTTAGTCGCTGCTAAAGACGCAGACGCGGCCATTTCCTGCGCAGCTCCAGTAACGGCGGCGGTTGTCGCCACTGCTGTTGCCGCTGCTTCCCCCTGCTTGGCTGCTGTTAGCATATTAGTTACCCCAGTTAAACGGCTAATAATGGATATTACCGTTTGAAAGCCGTCGTACAAGCCTATAAAGCCGTCGATAATTCCTACTACCAACTGCCACGCGTTGCCGTTGCCTTTCAGCGCGTCCGTTATGCCCTCTATGCTGCTGCCGATATTCTTAATACCGCCCCAGCCGTCCTTTAGTGCCTTGCCAGTTGAAATGCCCGTTTTTTCCGCTTCCTTTCCGGCGTTCTTGATTGCGTCGGCTTTCTTATTCCACGCATCTATCTGCTGGTTAATCAGTGCCGCTTCCTCTACGGTAGCCGTCTGTAACTGGCTTGTAAGTATTTCGATATTATCGCCTATTTCCTGCAAATTAGCGGCGTCCTCTTTCCAAAGCGGCCCGTTGTCAGTGGCTTTTCCGGCGTTCTTGATTGCGTCGGCTTTCTTATTCCACGCGTCTATCTGCTGGTTAATCGTAGCCGCTTCCTGCTTACTCGCATTTTGCAGTTTTTCGTTTAATATCTCTATATTACCGCTTATCTCTTTGAGCGTATTTGCATCCTCTTTCCATAACGGCGTATTATTATCTTTAGCCGCTATGCCTGCCTGCTCTATAGCGTCTGCCTTTGCCCGCCAGCCCGCTATCTGCTTGTTAATCATCGCGGCTTCTTCGATACTTGCCGTTTGCAGCTTACCGCGCAGGACTTCGATATTATCGCTAATCGCTTTTAGGGTGGTGGCCCCGTCGTCATATACCGGGGTGGTAATCTTCGGCGCAGCGGTTTTGGTAGTCGTACTGTCTGACGGCTTGTAGTTCTCGTACTTCTTTTTTGTCTCGTCAAGATTTACAGACGTGGTAGTATTCGTGGTCTGTACCTCCACGTCTACTTTAGCTTTCTTGCCACCTAATCCCAGTATCTTTATAAGCCATTCATACGCAGATTTTGCCTTATCTATCAGCCACTTGAAAGCCTTAACCAAACTGTCTTTTATGGCTATAGCCAATTTGGTAATTACACCCAAAACCTTATCTACGATATTCCGAAAGCCCTCGCAGTTCTTGTACGCCATTACCAGTGCGCCTACCAGTGCGCCTATGGCAGCGACTATTAGCCCTATCGGGTTGGCGGTAAGGACTAAATTAAGTACCTTTTGTACCGCAGTCCACGCCACGGTAGCAGCTTTAACCACCTTTTGCGCAGCTGCTGCCGCTAACGTGGCTACCTTGTTTTTGATTACCGCGGCTGTAGATACTACAAAGGCTTTGGCACTTGCGTACAAAGTCGTAGTAAGTGTCTTTAATCCGGTTACTAAAGTCGTTACGGCCCCTAACGCCTTAGTGGTTTCCGCGGCTATAGTGACAAAAGGCAGCGCGCCGTTTACCATTGCGCCTAATTCCTCTTTCATATCGCCCAGCGTATTAACTAACTGCTGCTGCTTTCCGCTCTCGGTCTGCGCTAATTGGGCGTTCATTTCGCCGACGTTGTTAGTAATGACCTGCGCCAACATCGCCGCGCGTTCCTGTTCTGTACCGTATTTCAGTACCGCTTCCTCAGCCTTGGTAAAAGTAATGCCCACGCGCGTAAGGGCCGACGTTTGCCCCTGCATTACTTTGCCCATAAGATTACCCACAGTTACCGCGTCCTGCGTAGTAGCGTTAAGTCCTTTTTGCTGCGCTAACAAATTATTCATTGCAGGTAACAGCGTTTCCAAACTTGCCTTTTCGTTCAGAAACGTGGCTATCTGCTGCGCTCCGCTTAGCTGCACCTCGTCGCCGATAACGCCTATTTCCTGCTGCGCGCTGGCCAGCTCCTTAATGCTCTGTATCTCCTTATCAGTCGCGCCCATACGCTGACGCATAATGGTAGATAGCTTTGTTTCGGCCATTTCCTGCACGGCGTACGCGTCGGCTAAATCCTTCATACCTGCTTGCAGTTGTCCGAAGCTGCGCTGCGCCGCGTCTATACCGGTAGCCAAAGCCGCAAAGTTTATTACGTTACCTTTTAGCTGCTGCGCTTCCGAAAGTGTGGACGTAATAACCTGCTTTAGCCCGTCCGCATCCCGTGCTAAATCCTTGAAACTTTTGCTGTCGCCGTCCAGCTTAAAAGTTATGCTAATTGTGCTTTTGCCCGCCATAATTATATCTCGTCGCCTAATTTCTTTACTAATTCCTCCATACGCTTACGCTGCTGTGCAGCCGTAAGTTTAGGGGCCTTTCTTTCTTCTTGCTTCCTTTTCTTATCCCACGGAAGCGGTAGCAATTTTTCCGGGGTTATTTTCTTGTTCTTTGCTAAATGTGGCTGTATGGTTATTGTCGCCAGTAAACGCATACGCTCCCACTTGTCCTTAAAATCGGTATCGCGCTGCTCTACATACGCTTTGTAGACGGCTGTAAAATCTTCAAAATCCATTTTACAAAAATCGTCGTAACTCAGCCGTATGCAGCCCAGCGCGATACCCAGCAAATCGTAAATGCCTTTAGGCTTTAACTTTTTTTTTCTTCCGTGCTTTCGTTGCCCGCCTTGTTGCCGTCCTGCATTGCCTCAGCCCACGCCGTCATATCGTCCGGGGATAGTGCGTCCGCGAACTCCATAAGCGACATATTAAAAGGCTTTTTGTCAGCTGCCGAAGCGGAAGCCACGCAGCAGTACAAGTACGTGCAAAGGCCGCTAAAATCGTTATTGGTAAGCTCTGTTACCTCCTTGCCCGTTTCCTTTTTGAAACGCAGCATAGCCCCCATAGTAGGCCGGCACGGATAGGCTACGCCGTTAATAGTTACTTCTATCTTCTTCATACTGCGTTACTGGGCTATTACATTTTCGGTAATTGCGGTTTCGTCCAGTACGTCCGGCTCTCCGTCGTTTTCAAGTGAAATACTGTACGTGCTGTCGTCCTGCGCAGGGTCGGTACGCTCCAGTGAAGCGATAACGCATTTGCCAGCCAAATACGGTTTGTCGCTTACCTCGCGTTCCATACATTTAACCTCTACGGACTTGCCCTCTTTCCACAGTTTGAAAAGCGTCTTAAATCCACTTTCGGTCTCGTCGTAGAATACCAGACCCTCAGCACTAATAGAATAGGACAAACCCGTTACGCCTTTGCCTTTCCATAGCCCGCTACTCATTTTTGCACTGGCTACCGGCTTAACGGCTCTTTCCTTTGTCTCGCTGTTAAATGTGCTGGTATGGCTGGTACAACTTCCTACCGCCTTACCGCCTACATATAACAACATATCGCTACCATTACAGTAGCCCTGCTTTGCTGTTGCTGCCATAATCTTATATCTTTACGTTAAATACTAATTGTTGTACGTATGCGTCGTCCTGCCACGCTTCCTCGCTATCTTCCAAATAACAGCTGCGCATAACTAAGCCGTCCTGCGCTCCCTGCGCTCCGTCTAGTGCGTCGCGCACAGCCTCCGCCAATTCCACGCCCTCGGTGTAGCCTGCCGTATAGCAAAGTATCTCGATACCTACCGTATCTGCGCCCCTCTGTCCCTTTACTGGTGTCTGCACCAGCTGCGTACGTCGGTACACTATGTATGGCAGTTCTGCGCTATCCTCGACTACTGGGAAAACCTTTTTAGCGCGCGCCATAACCTCACTATCTTCGATAAGTATAGCCCGGATAATTTCGCCTGCGCTAAGGCTTGATTTACTTACAGCCATATTTTTCAGAAACTTTTTGTACGTTATCTATTACCATTTCGTGGATATTCTGCGTTACGGTGCCTTTTACATCGTTGAGGGTTTGAGCCATAAAACCGTATCTTTTCATACGTCCGGTGCTATGCTGTGCCCTTTGCCTGCTTGCACGTCTGCGCGTGCCTTGCTTCGGCTTCGTTTGGCGTTCCTCAGTTCCGCTTTCTGCCCAAATAAGTATAGGTTTTTTCAGCCCTTGCCGGTTGGTGTGGTAGCCCGCTTCGCCCTTTCCGTTACTGCCTGCTCTCTTTGTACCGATAGTAACCCTAAAACCAGCGGCCCGCTTAAAGACTACGGCGCGTACGCCTTTTTCCAAATCTTTACTGGATCTAATACCACTGCTGCGTAGGTTATTTATTGCGGTCTTGCGTACTTGGTTAGCCTCCCTGCGGAAAGCTCCTTTTAACGCCTGCGTCCTACGTTTAGGCTCTAATTCGGCAAATAACTGCCGCAAATTACTATCGTCGTACTCGATTGGCATATATGGTTATTCATTAACTCGGTCGCATAACAGTATTTTATAGCCCCTATCTAAATTTGGTATAATAGCCACTACAGTATAAAGATAGCCGCCCAGCTGTCGCACTCTCCAGTTTTCCGCTATAGGGTGCGCGTCGCGTATATTAAACTCTGCACTGTACGCCGGGAAATGTTCGCCCACTTCCTCACTGCGGTTTCCGCTTGCTTTTACTCGCTCGGCCCATACGGTACGGGTTTTCTCGTACTCCACGGTCTCTGCGCCCATTCGGTCGGTCACTCGCTCCGGCTTCAGTATATCAAGTTTGTATTTTAGTGCGCCTGCTCTCATTCTGTAGGGTCGTTTACCAATTTTCTATAGGGTTTAATTAGGGCTTGCAGTGTATATGGTACTTCCGCCATTTGCACGCCGCTAACTGCTTCGCGCTGGTTATACCAGTGCCCGGCGATAAGTAAGATAGCCTGCTGCAATTCTGCCGGGAAAGCCCCGCCGCCCATTTGCAGCAGTTCTTCCGTGCTTCGGTTGGTTGCACGGCATACGTGCTGCTCTGCGGCGGTAAGCAGGTGTGTTAAATACTCGTCGTCGTCGCTGAAGTCGTCCGCACGGACGTGCTTTTTAAGTAATGCCAAATCCACTGTAGCCATAATTAAACGCTATAAAATTCTACGTGTTAGTGTATTGTTTTAGGCCTTTTTGATTTTTCCCAAAACAAATGCGTCCTCGCGCAGTGTAACTGTGCCGAAGCGTGTGTTAAGCACGAAATCTACGGCGTTATTACGCGCCAGTGTGTACGGGTCAGCTATTACGCTGGTCTGTCCGAAAAAGCCGGCAGCCTGGTAGCTCCAGTCTCCGAAGCCTATGTAATCTTCGCCTATTGCGTCTGTGGTAAATACCGGATAGCCCAGTACTCTATCATTTTCGCAAAGGAAACGCCCGCTGCCTGCGTCTACTTTCACGTCCTCCAGCTCGGCTTTCATCGCCTCAGTCATTACCCAGCACGGCGCGATAATCTTAACCTTGCTTGCTACACTCGCTTTGATTTTCAGCAGCTCTTTACGTGTAGGAACTGCGCCGGCAAACTCTACTGGCTTTTCGGCTGCCTTGACAAACGGGCCGTAAACCTTGCGCTGCTTGGTTGTACTATCTGCGGCCTGGTAGTCTTTGGTAGTAGTGAAAAGCGCGGCGTTTATTTCGTCAATAATTGCCGCCGGCATTTCCTCTTTGATTACGTTCTCTACAATACCCTCGCTATCCTCCAGCTCCTCACGTGTTACCGGAATAGCGATACCCAAACGGTGGCCGTTGGTCTCCAACTTGCCCCAGTCTATCTTACTATCGGTAAGTCTTTCGGCTTCGTCGGCAAAATGTGCCTTAGCCTTTCCGTGGGTAGGCCAGCGCAAAGTACCGATAAGGCCGCTACGGATTGTTAAACCTACCTTATCGTAGATAAGTCCCAAACGGATAGGGCCTAACATCTCCTGCTCCTGCGAAGGGATAATACCGGTATCGGCCAAAGCTGCGGTGGTCTGCGGTGTAACTTCACGCATAAGCGAAATAGTTACCTTTTGGTTTTTGTTCAAAAGCATTTCGCGCAGTACCTCATCGGTATTTACTTTCGCGGTGCTTCCGCTTTCTACTGCGATTGCGTGCATACGCATTTGCAGCAACTGGTTTTCGCGCGAAAGTGTTTTATACTCCGCGTCCTCCGCGTCGTTACGCTCGCGCTGCTCGTTCTCGCACGTATCAGCAATTTCGTTGATACGGTCGCAGTTGGCCTGGTATTTATTGACCAACTCGCGCACTGTCATTGTTTTTTTGTCCATAACTAAAAAAACTTTTTTGGTTAAACATATACTTACAAGATTTGCGAAGCAGCGCGGCGCATTTCGCGCACTTGCTCACGCACTTTGTTTTCTTCCTCTTTCGGTCTCTCCGGCTCTCTTAACTCCTTGATAAGTTCGCGGGCCTCAGCCTCGCAACTTGTTTCGGGGTATGCTGGGTCGGCGGCCAGCGTAAAATCATATACGTCCGTTACCACCTTAACGGTGTAAGTAATTACCGTTTTACCGTCCACTCTCTTTACGTCTCTCTCCACGTACGCACTGTCGTAATAGTGGGTGCTAAACATAAAGCTACAGCCGGATATATCGCCCCTGCGCACCAGCTCTAACGCCTTATCGCCGTCCACTGTGTTAGGCGCGTCGAACTCAAACGCTACGCCCTTTTCGTCCACAGTATAGGACAAAGTACCGCTGCCATTCTTGCTGCGGGCTAAGATTAGCTGCCGGTCGTGGAACATCGTAAATTTTATATCGCAGCCGTCCAGTAATTCTTTGGTAATCGCTTCCGGTGCTATTACTTCTATGGCTTTTTCATCGTCATAGTCGTAGAGCGGCGCGGACGGCGTATTAAACAGTATGGCATAGCCGGTAATAGTACGGCTTTCCTTTTCGCCCTCCTTTGCCTCTCTTACCCTCAACTGCGAAACGGTGTGCAGCATACGGGTAATAGTTTGTTCTTTATTCTTCGCCATTTTCTTCGTTGTTTGTCTGGTTGTTATCTATTGTCGCAGGCGCTGCCGGTTTGCCTGCTTCCGCTATTCCTTTGAGGTTTGCAGATACCAGTACAGTATCGCCACCCTCTACCGGCGGTTTGTTTTCCTCTCTGCGCCACTCGTTCACCGTGTAGATACCTGCGGCTATTGTCGCCGTTTGATATTTAACCTTACTATCCAAATCGCAGGCGTAAAGCCCGCGGCGGTCGAACTGGAATTTACGTTTACAGCAAAGCGACGGAGACACTAACTTACGGTGCAGCTCTACTTCGATTTTACGCAGCAAAGGGTTTAACGTGTTGCTAAGGAAAGCCACGTTAGCCATTTCCGCCGACTTATAATTATTGCTCGTATCGTCAAAGACAAAGGACGGGTGTACGCCGAAGAAGCGGCATATCTCGCGGACGCTAAATTTACGCGTGTCTAAAAACTGCATATCGGTACTGCTCAGAGACAAAGGCGTAAACTGCACCTGCCCCGGAAGCGATACTATACGCTCGCCGTTCCTAAATCGGTCGTCCAAATTCGTAGCAGTTTTTTCCAGCTGGCTATCTTGATATTCGCCAAATCCTCTAACGCTGGTATCATTCCCGACAATACCGCGCACGTTACCGCCGTTCTCAAAGCGGTTTAACGTCTCGCGGTCTCCGCTGCTCGCTATTGAGGTAGTCAGACGGGCGAACGTCAATGTAGATACACCCGTTTTTCCGTCGAAGCTGTAATTTTTTATGTGGATAATATCGGCTTCGTCGTACACGCCGCAAATACCCGCGTTTACATCACAGATAGTGTATTTGTCGTTTATTACATCGTGCGAAACGCTGGTAGGATTTACCAGTACTAAGCGGTCTACCTCCATAGTGAAAGCATCGTAAACCGGCACTATATAGGCATTACCGCGAAGTAATATATACTGGATAGCCTGCCGCCAAAAGTCCACAGCGGACATATAAACGCACGGCTGCACGTTTAACAGGTAGTGCAGGCGGTTACTTTTGTCCTCGGCGAAAATATCCCCTTTCAAACGCATATACTGGATAGGCAGATTAGCCACACTATCCGATAGCAGGTTCACGCAGCGGTAAACCGTCGCTATGTTTAGGGCGGTCGTGTTCGTAAGCAGCGATACTGCGCCGCTTCTCGGTGCGTATGTGTCGTCTGTCTGCTGCTTTTCCGCTCCGGTGCTACGCTTAAATATATTTCGTATGTTACTTAAAAATCCCATTAAATTACTTTTAGGCCTCTACTAATACCGGAAATCGGGTAAAATGGTACCAGCTCTTATCGAAATTTTTGTAATTATTGGGCTTTATCTCTCATAATCAATGAATAAGCGTAAGCACATCAACTTAGTAATAACGCCGTCTATCTTTTGGTTATGTTTGCGTTTTACCGGCTTGCAGTTCTCCAAATTGTCGGTGTCCAGTACTGCATTACCGAAGCAGTAATAGTTTATGGGGTTGTCATTTATAAAGATATGCCCCGTTTTAGCCCCGTGTTCAAAACTTTCTACCGGGGCGGTAAAGTGGCCGTAAGTCTGTTTTACCCCTTTCAGCACGTTATCCGCACCGGACGCGGCCAGCATATTTATAACCTCCTGCGACTTCCACGGGTCATAACCGATACCCAAAACGCGGACGTGCTGGTTAATGTATAGCACGTACTCCACGATACGGCGGTAGTCTATTACGGCCCCGTTAGTAAGCGTTAAATATCCCTTGTCTATCCAAACGCGGTACAGCTTTTCGTTAGGGTGTCCGGGCAAAGCTTCAGCAGGGAAAAAATACGCCGTGTGGAAGTAGTAATTTTTAGCCGTTGCGTCGTAGATACCTACGGTTACCGCGCTAAAGTCGTCGCTTTCGGACAAATCTATAGCTACCATACCGTCCGGTCTGCCCTTGATACCGTCAATAACGATAGGGCGGCTAATGTGCCGCGCCAATGTACTACTAATCCAGCTGCGCTGCTCGTTTTCAGCATACACGTTAAGCAACTTTGTACGAAATGCCAGCATAGCTTCGCTGCCGTTACGTACTGCGTTCTTGTACTCCTGCCTATAAAAGTCCAAAGATACCGTTACGCCTAAATGCGGTTGTACCTTGCGCCACGTGTTTTCATCGTCCTCTGCGTCGTATATATCCGGCTCGAAAATGTGGGCAAATACGCTGTCGTCCTCATACTCTCCCAGTAATATAGATTTATAGCCCTGCAACATCGAATAAAATGGCCCGTCGAATACATCCGAAGCGGTGGTAATAATAGCCGTTAGCGGATTGTCCCGCACGCCCATAGACGTAGTTAGGACGGTTAGCAGTTCGCTGTCTGTCGCCTGGCTGAACTCGTCCATAATAACCGTGCTGGCGTTCAAACCGTCTTTCGTCCGGGCGTTTGCCGTAAGGCACTGCGCAAAAGCCGTGCGGTCGCTCCGACGGCTCTTTACTGTTTCCTCGTTTATAACATACCTGCGCTGCTTCGGGTCTAACTTGCGCATACATCCGCGTATAACGTCGAAGCACTTTTTAGCTTGGTCGTTGCTGTTAGCCGCCGTGTAACTCTCTGCGTTTGCATCTCCGTAGAGTAGGTCGTAAAGCGCCAGTGAAGCCGTGCCGGTGGTCTTTGAGAATTTACGCGGCACATCCAGTACCACTTCACGTACTACGCGCTTGCCGTCTTTCCAAAACGCAAATATGCTGGTAAACTGAAAGTACTGCACCGGTGTAAGTTTGTACCGCTGTAGCCCGCGTTTGCCCGGAAAATATAGGCTTTCGTAAAACTCGACGAACTGCCATACCTCCGTTACGTTAATGCCGTATCGGTCGCACATAACAAAGAAACGCGCCGCCGCCAACTGCTCGTATAGGTTATGCGCGTCCGGGTGTGCCGCCACTTCACATACGTACCAGTCTAACCGGCTATCCACTTCGGCTAACCGGTAACGGCTTATATCCGTGCGTGCCAGCAGGTCGGTAACGTCCGCTTTCGCCTGCTGTAGTTTGTCCCTCTCTTCCTCTGTCATTATTCGGGTTTTATTATTGTCGGCTGGTTTCGCTTCTTGGTAAGTTTCTTTGTAAGTTCTGCCAGTGGGTCGTCCTCCGCGCCTCCTGCCAAATCCTCAACGGTCAGCCCTAATACTTTCATTTGCCGCGTAATCAGTTCCTGCGCTTCCTTTGCTATCTTAAATACCGGGTGCGGTGCTAACTTCTTGCCGTATCGTGTCTGCTCCCATACTGTAGTCTCCGTAAGTCCGTCTATCTGTGTGTTAGCCAGTTCCAAATTACGCATAGCCGAAGCCAGCGACAAAATTTGAGCGTCTACCCCGTGGCTGTAAACCTTGTTAGCTTTCAATACCTTGTTAATCTCTTTAACGTAGTCTTTAACCGATTTTGCCATATTTTGTTCTATTTTCGTTAATTTTTGCTCTATTCTTAGTTAAAATTGTTCTAAATTAGGATTTTTCGGTTAGTAGCCTTGTTGCCCACCGAAGTTCTGCAAATCCGATTTTTCACATAGAAACGTACGAAAGTGGGGGCGAGGTTTAACGGGCCTACCCCCTCTTAAAAAATAGCCCCCCCCGTCTGCTTATCCGTCACCGAATAATTTTTCTATAGCCTGCCGCAGCTGCTCGGCGTTGCGCTTCTTGGTCGCTTCCTTGCCGCACCTGCCTAACTCGGTGTGTGTCCTTACGTGGCAGTTATGACACAATGCGCGTAGGTTGGTAGGGTCGTACATCCTCTGTAGCTTCTCCGCCTTTGTTATCGCTTCCTCCACCGGTCTAACGTGGTGTACCTCCGTGGCTGCCGTGATGCGTCCCTCTGCCTTGCACCTTTGGCAAAGCGGGTGTTTAGTCAGTGTGTCGCGTCTCAGCCTTAGCCACTCTGTCGTATGTATTAGTCTTTGGTAGTCCTTGTCCTTAGCCATAATCCTATCTGTGCTTCTTAACGTGCCTGCCTACCGGCACTTCTCCGTTAGGCGTTCTTTCAACGTGTCCCAACTCATCAAACATTTCATCTATGTATGCCCCATCATCTTCGGGTAAATCGTATTTGCGTTCCCCCGCCTTTGCCAGTCTGTCTAACAATATATTTACAAATGCTACTACCAGTTCGCAAACATTGCTAAACCCGTGTTCCTGCTTTATCCTTAGCAGCTTTTCGTATGTATTCGGGTCTATGGATATATTAACCCTTTTTCTGTTGCTCACTGTCTATTATGTTTTCGTATTAAGTAATTCAAGCTGTCTAATAAGCCCTGCTGCACTCCCTTTTTTTCCTCCAGTGCCGCGCTTGCCCTTTCGTCCACAGTGCCGGCGCATATAAGTTTATACACTGTAACCGGGTGCTGCTGTCCCTGCCTATGCAGTCGGGCGTTAGCCTGCTGGTAGTGTTCCAAATTCCACCCGGTGCCAAACCATACGATATAATGCCCTCCTTGCTGCATATTGAGGCCGTAAGCAGTACTTGCCGGGTGCGCCAGCAGCACGTCTATTTTACCTGCGTTCCAGTCCTGCAAATCGGCTTCGCCTTGATAGGTGCGCACTCTGTAGCCTTTTAGTTTCTCGGTAATTCTCGGTACGTCGTGTTTATACTGGTAGAATACCAAAACACTATTACCGTTTGCCGCCTCCACTATCTCGGCTAACCGCTCTATCTTTTCGTCGTGCAGGTTATGTACGTTCTTTTCTTCATCGTATATCGCACCATTAGCAAACTGGCTTAATTTGTTCATCAGCCCGGCAGCGGAATTTGCCAGTATGTTTGCCGGCTCGTCTCCGTGTTCGGCTTCAAACTCTAAAACCTTGTCTTTTTCAAACTTGTTGTAGGCTGCCATAACCTTTGCCGACAAATGCACCGTAACCGTGTGTGTTATCATATCCGGAAGCTGCAAATAGTCTTTGGCCTGCATACTTAGGCAAATATCCGCTATCTTGTTACGTATCAAATCCTCACAACCTTTTTTAACGTCGCAGCGTACTATTATGTTATTCCACTTGTGCGTCTCAAAATAGGTTTCGCGGTATCGGCTTACCGATTTACCCAGCCTTTCGCCCTGGTCTATGCAGTACATTTGTGCCCAAAGGTCTATTAAGCCATTAGGCGCGGGCGTTCCGGTAAGTCCTATAACCCGTTTGACGGTTGGAACTGCGATACGCATAGCCTTAAATCTTTGGCTTTTTGCACTTTTGAAACTCGTTAGCTCATCTATTACCAAAGCGTCGAAAGGTAGATTTCCGCCGTATTTTCCTACAAGCCATACGAAATTATCCCTGCCGGTTACGTACACATCCGCTTTTTGCGAAAGGGCTAAACATCTTTGCTTTTCGGTTCCCAGCACCTTTACCACTCTGAGGGCGTGCAAATGCTCCCATTTTTCTGCCTCTGTACTCCACGTGGTTTCCGCTACTTTCTTGGGTGCCACAACCAATACCCGGTCTATTTCGCAGTCGTCTATCAGCTGCTGCACTGCGGTAAGCGTGCTAACTGTCTTGCCCAGCCCCATATCGAGAAACAAACCGCAGCGGGGTTTCTCCAATATCCAGCGCATAGCCGTTTTTTGATAATCGTATGGTTTGTATATCATAAGTCCTTAAATTTTCTACAGTATTCGTCTAAAACTTCGTCCACCTTTTCTTTGCTGTCGCAGACATATACGCGGTGTCCTATTTTTGCCATTTGGCTAAAGCGCACCTGCTGTATGGCTTTCGGGCTTTCGCCCTTACTTTTCAATTCAACCCAAATAGTAACGCCACCAGGCAGCAGGCAAAGACGGTCGGGAAATCCTACCATACCTGCGTTACTGTACTTCAGACAAATTCCGCCCAGTGTTTTTACGCTATCCGTCAAATAGCGTTCTATCGCTTTTTCCGATACGTCAGCGTGCCTTACTATTTTGTCGGTCTTATTGCTCATTTTTCCATTTTGTAATCTGTAATCGTAATTTTTGCAAACTTTCTATATACGCGTGTATATGCGTTTTTACGTGTATTTATATCCCTTTTTTATGCATATTACATTACTATACTACTATATATAATTTTATAGTTTACATAGTTACATAAGTATATAAATTATTAAATATCAAGTATTTGCGATGTAACTAAATTTGTAACTTAAATTGTAACCGCATTTTTGGTTACATTCGTGTAACTGAAATTTCAGTTACAAATCTTCTTCTACGTCTCTTTTGGTTACACGTCTAAACGCTTTTTGCACTCCGTACAAATTAGCCGCGTGCCTGCTTGCCGCCGCCTTTTCCCAGTCCGGCAAAGCCTCTATTAGCTTGCTTATCTTCCGGGCTTTATATCGGTAGTCCTTGTCTCCCATATTTAAGCCTTGCTGCTCGCAAAGAAACTCGGCTACACATACTTTATCACGTAGGATAACACCGTTAGCGTCCAGCGGGTCGGGGTTATGCAGATAAGCACGCCTGCGCTGTAGGTCGTATGTGTCCCAGTCTGCCGGCAGTTTGGTTTCTAAGAATTTTTGCAGCAGGCTAATAGTGGGGTCGTCGCTGTCGTCGTTGTAATCTTCCTGCCTTTTCCTTGCTTCGGACTCCAGCGTATCAGATAGGTACAGTTTTTCGCCCAGCTTGTAATAGTGGACAGCCTCGGCCCACAGCTGGTCTCGGTCGCGTCTTAACGCCTCGTGCCAGTTTGGGTAACGCCTTAGCTTCGCGTCCACCGGGATAACCCAAAAGCGGCGGTTTCCGTTGTCTCCTTTCAAAAACAAACTTTCGTTAGTTGTACCGCAGAAAACGCACTGCCTCGGATATTCCGATACTCGGCGGCCAAATGCCGCCCTATATACGTCTACCTGCTTGGATAGATACGCTTTTACCTGCTCCACGTCGCTACGCTTGATACTGGAAAGTTCGCCTAACTCGATAATCCACGCCCGGCGCAGTTGCTCCATACCCTCTTTGCCCTCTGTGGTTACTATGCTGTCGTTAAACCACGGGCCGCCCATTATGGATAATAGGGTACTTTTTCCTATGCCCTCCGCGCCAGTCATAATTAAGCAGTAATCGTATTTGCAGCCGGGGTTAAATACCCTTGCTACGGCAGCCGTAAAGTGCTTGCGCGATATAGCGCGGTTTAGTTCGTTATCTTCTGCTCCCATATAGTCTATTACTATACGCTCTAACCTCGGTACGCCGTCCCACGTCAAGCCGTTGAGGTAGTCGCGGATAGGGTGGTAACTGTGCTTTGTAAGCACTGCCGTAAGCGCGTCGCTAATCTTTTCCTTGCCCGTTATATCGTAGTGCTTTTCAAGCCATACGCGCAAATTCGCGTCGTCCGCGTCCGTCCATTGGCTCGCGTTCTTGTTCCACGGCAAGCCGTTTACGGCTGCGTCCATACCGCTAAATAGGTCGTGGACTATATGCCCTTTTAGCGCGGGGTCGTTCTCCAGTATCAGTATTATATTTGCTATACTGCATATCAGTTTACCGGACTTTGTAAACTCTAAATCGGCTTTCCACTCGTCGTTAGCCTCTGTGTCGGTGTCGGCTTCTTCTGGCGTTATGCCGTCGAAATCATCAGCCACGGATGCTGCGCGCTCCCTGCCTATTAGTAGTTTAGTTTCGCGGTCGTTTAGGGCCATTTCCTGCATAGCCGCGTAGGACGGCATACGGGTAATATCCTGCGCCCTGCTGCCCTCATCCCTTGCGCCGAATAAGTGAATACGGCAAAGGTCGAAAGCATTGCACAGCTGCCGGCTTGCGGGGTCTGTCTCGTGGTGGCTGTAGGCAAACTTGTTTTCATAGCAGACCAAACCGCCCGCCACGCTTCCCAGCTTGTAGGTGTACCGCCCCGGTGTCGCCGTCGGCTCGTACTGGTCGCTTAAGAACTTTTCTATAGCGTCCTCTATGGTATAGGTACGGCAAAACGCGCCTATTATGCCCTGCTTCTCGGTAGGGTCTCCGGCCTTTTTAATCTCGTGCGCTATTACGTCGCCCTCCCTGCTGGATAGGGGCCAGGCGCTTACGTCGTGGTAGTCCACGTACTGTGCCAGTATCGCGTCCACGTCGCAGGCGGGGCCGTCCTGGTATTCAAATACGTAGTCCGCATCTTTGGAAGTACTCGGCCAATAGAAAAGGCGCGGCAGTTCGTAGGTGGTGTCGTCGAAAAGGTCTATACCTATTTCGGCCGCAATCTTACGGCAAAGCGGTTCGTACTCGGTCGGCGTTACCTGTCGGCTCAGAGGAAATACAAGCCTATAGCGTGGGGTCTTACTGCTGTGCTTGTGCGTACTGTACAGCATTGCAGCGAAGTTATACGCCATAGTGAAATCCTCCCATACGTTCAGCGTGCCGTAATCTATATCCAGCGTAGCCACGCTGCGGTACATTACGTTAGTATTCTTACGTATTCCGCCGCTTAGGTAGCCGCCAACAAATCCGCCCACGTCCTTTACGTTGCTTTGTTCCTCCCTCGACATTCGGGCGTACTCTGCCGCCGTCTCGTTTGTCCGGCTGGTGGTGCTGCACTTGTTCACAAGCTCGGCCCAGTGCCAGTGCCTATTACGCCACTGTTTAGATAAGCGACTGTGCGCGGTCGCTAAATCTATCTCGAAATCATATTTTAATTTTATTGCCATAATACGTTAGTCCTCCGGTATATAGTCTATGCAGGCAGGCTGGCAGTCGCTAACCGCGTTGTCGGTTAGTCCACATTCGCTGCCTAAATAGGTATGTACGCATAGCGCACAGTTACCGCAGCATCGTTTATTATTTTCGTCCTCGTTGTTCATAACGTCAGTATCTCGCTATTTTTAACTATGTTTGAACTATCGCCGCCTGGCGCGTGTTAGCATACTACACGATACCCCCCCCCCCAGACTGTCCGAAAAGTGCATTTTCGGACAGTCTCCCCC